GCTATGATTGGGCTACCAAGTACACCGAAGAGCAAGCTGCTCGTAAGCGTCTAGTTGGTGAAGAGTACTGGCTTGGGGGAAATTCACGGGAGCTATTCCCGTCAGAAGCTAATCGACAACTTACTGTTATTGAGTGTTGGTTACGTGTAGACCGTGATGGTGATGGTATCGCTGAACTTAAGCACTTTATTATTGCTGGTTCAACAATTCTTCTTGAAGAAGATTGTGATATGATTCCGTTGGCGACTCTTTGTCCCTTTGAAGTACCTCATGAATTCTTTGGTATTTCAGTAGCGGACATGATTCGACCCATGACATTAGCCTCAACAGCTATTATGCGTGGTTTCATTGAGAACGTCTACCTTACTAACTATTCACCTAAGCTTGCTGACCCTAATGTTGTAGACTTTAGTGCTCTACAAAACATGAAGCCTAAACAGATCATTGCTACTAATGGTAACCCTAACAATGCGGTTGCCTCAATGACACCTGATACTATCAGTACAGGTACAGTACCTATCCTTGAGTTGTTACAAGTACACAAGGAACAAGCTACAGGTTTGTCTAAGGCGGCACAAGGTTTGAATGATACGCTTTATGTCTCTGGTAATTCAGAGGAAAAGATGCAACGGGCTATGTCTGCTGCACAAGTGCGTATTCAATTTATGGCTCGTAGATTTGCTGAGACAGGCTTTAAACGTCTGTGCGAAGGTGTCTACAAGACCATGCGTGATAAACTCCGTGGTAAAGTAGTAGGTTACTATGATCAAAATGATTTGTATAAGTCTATTGATCCTGGTACATTGCCTAGCGACTTGATGCTTTATGTTGATATTGATGTTGGTGAAAACAGCAACAGTAATGTCATGAAGAAAATGAATGTTATTGGTCAACAAATTATTCCAGCAATGCAACAAGCAGGAGCTGGTGGAGCTGTTAATCCTCAAGCAGCAGTAAATATTGCATGTAAAGCGATTGAGTCTTTGGATATGGACCCACTTGATTTCCTTGTTGATTATACTGATCCTAAGTTTGTTGAGCAAGCAATGAAGTCTCGTGAGGCTGAAACTGCTGCAATGGAAAAGCAGAAACAACTTGAAGAACAAGTTAAGATGATTGACATAGCACAGAGGCAAGCAACCCTTGACCTTACTAATGTACAAGCTAAAAATGCCATGCAAGATAACACCAAACAACTTATGGTTGCCTTGGATAAGAGTTATCAAGAGTGGGGTAAGCTTTATATTCAGGCGGCTAAAGAAGGTGTGGAAATGCCTCCTAAGCCTGATGTTAAAGAACTCCTTGCAATGGCTAAGGCTTTCATCGATGCTGACTCTCATAATGATGCAAGCACACCACAAGGTAGTCAAGCACCTGAACCACAGGCTGGTCCTGCGGCTGCTGGTGAAAACCCAATGATGTAATATAATAACCCTCCCTCAGAGATGGGGGAGTCTTTCTAGAAATAATTATGGATAAATATCGTAGTGGCTTTGAAAAGAAGATTAAGCCAAAGATGAATCATGAGACAGGTGAATACAAAGTAGAACCTTTCCGTGAAGCCCAGTTAGCTTTGGGTCGTGCCCAGTTTGTTCAGCGTGAGCGAGAGCAATTCTTTGGTGACGCCTATAGCGAAATCCTTGCTGACCTTTTTGTTACGTGGTTGAAGACAGAGCCTCATTGTTCTAAAGAACGAGAGTACCTGTATCATACTGCTATGGCATTAGGTAGTGTTAAGGAAAAATTAGTTGGTATTGAAATGTACGGTAATAACGTCAAGTTCATCCAACAACAAAACAAAAATACCCAAGAGGGGTCTGAGGAAAATAAAGTGAGTGATTTGAGTAAAGCAAAAGATGTGCTGGAAAAAGCACGACAAGAAATCCTACGTGAATTGGTCCAATGCGGATCAAATGGCGGTGTAGGTCGAGCAGGGAATTATGCACCAACCTTTGTTAATCTAACAAATGCTATTGATGCAATCAACCGAATGATGGAACCATCTAAAGGTGACTTCGCTGAACGTATGGCTGTAGCTAAAAAAGCTAAAGCTGAAGCCAAACAATAACGGACACAAAGGTAAAAGAATATGAATCTACCACATCTCTCTACCAGCACTCCCGCTTCTGAAATCAGTAGCGCGAGTTTTGATGACGGATCGAATAGTGCAGACTTGGAAGTGAAGAGCCTTGATGACATTCTACGTAATTCTCCAGCAGCAGAACTGTTGGGTCTTAACAAAGAATCTCTACCAGAAGAAGGCGATGACGTCCCAAGTCCAGACGAAGTATCGGAAGAAGAAGCCCAAGAAGAGAACGATACCGAGTCTGAAAATGACCTAGATGAAGAGGAAGAGTCAAGCGACTCTGAAGAAGAAGATACTGCTGAGGATGATACGTCTACCCAAGATACTGATTTGCCTTCTGAAGAAGATATTGATTGGGAGTACAAAGTACCTGTCACAGTTGACGGTAAGACTGAGTACGTTACCCTAGAAGAAATCCGTAAGGGTTATTCTACTGACAAGCATCTATCTCAAAAGGGGCGTGAATTAGGCGAACTGAAGAAACAACTAGAAGCAAAAGCTACTCAGGATGAGAGTGCCGCAGTAGAAGCGGACAGCAAGATCGAGATTTCATTCAGTGCGACTGTGAATGACGGTATCGAAAAGGTCCTCAAAGACGTTATTTGGAAAAACAGCGTTCTACGGGACATATCGACCGACACGCCGGACATGAAGGAAACAAAAGCGTATTTCCGCGAAAGCCTAGCGGCCGACGCGATGAAAGCCTTTAACTCAGGCGATGCCAAGGGCAAATTGCTCTCGGAATTCAAACAGGGACGTGCGGCCACCACTCAGTATAAAACGGCATTCACGAAAGCCGTCGAGGATGCGGTAGTTGCCACTAAAAAGCAGACCGCCATCACGTCCAATCTGCTCGCCAAGGTTTACGGCACACAACGTAATTCTCAGATCGCTCCGCCCAAACCGCCACCGACTCAGCCTGCCGGATTGACACCATCAACTCCGACGGACTTTGCGCCAACGGAAGCCAGATCCCGCGATGACGTGAAGAAGAACTTCGAAGAGTTTTTCAAATCACAGACGGCGGTAAACGGCTAAAGGAATCAAATGATCACAGGAATTAACAACGGCTCGCTGAAAGAGATCATGGACCAATCTTTGGTCGATCTTAAGGCAGCCAGCAAATATCTGACCGCGAAATTGAACAACGGTTCGAAACTCTCGGTCATCATGGCGAACAATCGCGGTTTCCGCATTGCTCTCGACTACACCCGAAACGTCACCGTGGGTTATATGGACCCGGCCGGCGGCAATCTGACAACCACCACCGCACCTGCTCTCGACAATATGACTGCGAATCTGCAGTACATTCAGTTCGGACAGGAGATCAGCAACCTTCAACTCGCGAATAGTGCCCCTGGAATGCACGTCGGCCCGACCGATAAGGCATTGCAGGCGACCAAACTGCTCGAAAGACGGGCGGAAATGGAAGAGTACTATTTCTGCCGGGGCGACGGCTATCAGACCATCGGCGATATCACCACGACCGTAGCGACGACCATCAACGTTGAGGGAGTTATGACCCTTGCGGGAACGCGTGACGGGCTCGGTGCATATCTGCTCGGCGTCGGACAGAAGGTTCGTGTCTATTCCAGCGTTTACGCGTTCAAATCAAGCGGCTCGATCACATCGAAATCGTCCAATACCGTTGTTGGTTACACCCCGACCGTTATTACGACGACCGGCCTGCTTGACGGCGATCTCGTATTTCCTGAATCGGACTCGACGACTCCGACCACGACCGGCATCAAGGGCTTACCTTATCTCAATAAGACCTCGGGCAACTACTTTGACAAGGCGCTCGCGAATGTCCCGGCTCTCAAGGCCGTGATCGATTCGACGACTACCACATTCACTCGAACCGCGATGGAGGCTCTGTATCGTAACTCGCAACTGCGAGCCGGACGCAACCCGAATCAGCGTGCAGTTTGTGGGCTTTCACAGCTCTCGAACTACTACGCTCAGTTCTATGCACAGAACTCGGCTCAGGTACACGTTGTCGGCAACGAGCGTGCGGGTATCGACGTAGGCGGCAGCAAGACGATGGACGATTACACGTTTTGGGGCCAACCGATCGACGCGTATCCGTTCATTCACCCGAAAAACTGGTGGAATCTCGACTACTCGACCTATTCGCGTCTGACGCTGAAAGAGGCGGGTGCGATGCTCACACCGGCAGGGAACTTCGTACAGAAGATCACCGGCGGCGTGTATGCCAATGCACAGCAGTCGTGGGATGACGACTACATCGAATACTTGAGCGATCAGCCGTTCAAGAACTCGGGCTTTACGGCACTTACGTTCTCGGGACTTCCGGGACAGTTGCAGACCTCGAACTACACCGGTTACGGATCGTAGTTTTAGGACAGACCTTGGCGGCATCTACGGGTGCCGCCAAGCCCTTTGAATATTGATGAGTGAAGTAAACAAACCAGAACTGCTATACGAGGCGGCACCTAGTGTGAGCGCGGCTTTCACAAAGGAGTTCAATCGCATAGTTCCTGAAGCCCCGTGCGGCGGGGGAGCGAGAAAGCTTCGATACGTGTGGGGCAACGACCGCACAGAGATGGTTGCAGGCTTCGAAGAACGCCGCTACGCAGACCTTGATAACGACCCTGCGAAATACGTCGGCCGGTGCCGATGGATTCTCGAAGGCTGGCAGAGTCCCGATGTCTACAACAAAGAAGAATGGCTTGGAGCGGAACACCTGCTCGGCCCGTGGCCCAGAAACGGCGTTTGGGACTGT